TCACATCCTTTTCTAGATCGAATGAATTAAATCAATTTGGTAGTCGATTAAAATATAGCAAACTCTTAAAGATAATTGATGATATAGATCCAGCAATTACTTCAAACATTACTAAAATTAAAATTAGAAGAGACTTAAGAGCCTCTCTTAATACTTTTGCAGACTATGAAATATGTTTTGGAAATCCTTTTCACCTTAAGTATGATACTACAGGAAAAAGAACTCCATTTAATATAAAATCTACATCATTTAAGGTTAGTGGTATTACAGGAGACCTTTACTTGTCGGATTATCCAGATCAAAATGGAGAGAAGGGAAAATTATTCTTATTCAAAAAAACATCAACTAATGACTATGAGATTGTAAGAAATAATGTTGGTTCAGTCGATTATTCAAAAGGGGAGATAATTCTAAATGTATTAAATATAATAGAAACTGAAATAAAAACTCCAGAAAATATTATAGAAATTGAAGCAATTCCAGAGTCAAACGATGTAGTTGGACTGCAAGATCTGTTCTTACAAATAGATTCAAAATCATTAAATGTTAATATGATTTCCGATACAATTTCATCTGGTGCTGATACTTCAGGATTTTCATATGTAAGAACTTCAAGTTTTTCTAACGGACCAATAAGCAGGTAATATGACCGAATCAAAAATTTCTGTTAAGCATAACGTAGAATCCCAAATTCCTCTTTTTATGCAAGAGGAATATCCTTTATTTGCACCATTCTTAAAACAGTATTACGAATCTCAAGAAAATTTTTCTGAACCTATCAATATTGCAAAAAATATTGATAGTTTAATTAAAACTGATAGTTACACATCCAAAGTTTTAAACGATAGCAGCACTGTTACCACAGAATTTGTTGATTTTACAGATACTTCTATAAAAGTTGAAAGCACTTTTGGTTGGCCTGCTAGATATGGTCTACTAAAAATTAATAATGAAGTTATTACTTACACTTCCATCACAGAAACATCTTTCGAAGGATGCATCAGGGGATTTAGTGGAATTACTTCTTATAATTTTTCTGGACAACAAGTGTCATATGAGACTACAGAAAATGACACTCATGAAGTTGGATCTAAAGTAGAAAATTTAAGTACACTTTTTCTTAAAGAATTTTTTAGAAAAATAAAAATACAATTTTTACCTGGATTTGAAGATGTTGAATTATATTCTGGATTAGATCAAAAAAACTTTTTAATTCAATCTAAAGATTTTTATTCTACAAAAGGAACTCCAAAAGCTAACAGCATTTTATTTAAAGCTTTATACGGTGAAAATGCAGAAACAATAAAACCTCAAGATTATTTGTTAAAACCATCCGCAAATGATTATAGGGTGGTTAATAGAATGGTTGTAAAACCAATCAGTGGTAATATTCTAGATTTAGAAGGATCATCAATATTCCAAGATATTACGACAGTATCTGGAACAACAAACTCTTATGCATCAGTATCAGAGGTCGAAATAAAATATTTTAATCAAGAGTTGTATTATATTCTTGATATTGATTTTGGTTATGATAAAGACACACGTACTTTTGGATCAATTTACGGAAGTTTTAAAGTACATCCAAAAACAAAATTAGTACAAGTTAATGGATCGGATTTGACAGTTGATTCTACAATAGGATTTCCCGAGTCTGGAACATTAATAATTAATGAAACAGAAGTAACTTATACTGATAAAACAAATAATCAATTTTTAAATTGTACAAATGTTCCAACATCTACAATTGGAGATGACATTGAATCTGCAGAATATCAATCATACGGATTAGATGAAAATGGAAACAGGATTGATTTTAGAATTACTGGAGTTTTAGAAGAAATAAATTTAAATGATGAAGATGAATATTACTATGAGTCTGGAGATCCAATATTAATAGAAAGTTTAGGAATTATAAAAAATAAAGAAGATGTAAGATTTAACTCTTGGAAATTCAATACCTCTACAAAATTTGATATTAAATCCATTTCTCAAAATGGACAGTATTTTGTTGTAACGTCTTTTGATGACCATTTACTGTCTGCAAATGATGATCTCCATTTTGTTAATAAAATAAACAACAGTATCACTGAAGCTAAGGTTGAGAAAGTAATATCTGATACAAAATTTCAAATATCTGCCAATATAAGTTTTTTGAATGCAAATACTTTTTCCAATCAACATTTTATTAGAAGATTGGTAAAGTTAACGGATACTACAATAACAAAAAATTATTTTACTTCCGACATTCAGAATGTTTATGATAATGAAGGAAGTGTTGTTATTACATCATCATCTTTACCTTCATACGCAATTAAAACAACCAATAGAGCAAAAACTTTAACACTAAGTAGTTCATCTGTAACAACAGATTTTATTGTTCCAAATCATCAATTTTTTACTGGAGACGTAATTAGGTTAACTGCAGATCCAGATATTTTTTCAACGAATGTAAAAAACTATGTTGTTAAAAAAATAGATAACGATACATTTAAATTGTCTCTTAGCAATTCAAATATAAAAAATAATTTATTTGTTACCTTTGAAAATTATATTGAAGATTTAGTATCAATAACAATTACTCCTTTAAAGAATACTGACAAGTCGTTATTATCTCAAAAGATTGTAAGAAAAATAGAAGAACCAATCTCACCAAAAGACATAAATGTAGAAACTAAACCCCAAACCAGAGTTGGTGTTTTAATAAATGGTGTTGAGATTTTAAACTATAAGGGAGAGGATTCTGTTTGTTATGGACCCATAGAATCTATTGAGGTTCTTGATGGTGGTGAAGACTATGATGTTATTAACCCACCTATTGTTAAAATTTTAGACTCCACAGGAGTTGGTGCTACAGGTAACTGCGCCGTAAAAGGTTCATTAAAAGAGATTAAAGTAATTGATGGTGGATTTTCGTATATCAACATACCATCAATTTTAATTTCTGGCGGAAATGGTTCTGGAGCAATCGCTGAGGCAAAATTATCTAAAATTTATAATGATGTTTATTTCAATGCTTTTGGAATTTCTACGTCTAGTGGTGGATTTATAAGCACTACTTCTAATTTTATTGGATTCAATACAGATCATAGATTTAGTGGTGGAGAAGAAGTCATATACAATTCTTTCGGTGGCACTAAAATTGGTATAGGAACCACTTCTGGAGATGACATAACAAAAGATTATCTCAATGATGACACTGCATATTATGTTTCGATTATTAACGACAAATCAATTAAAATTTATAATAATCAGGATGATGCTCTCAATCAAACCAATGAAATAAATATCACAAGTTCGGGGACTGGAAATCAAAGATTTAGATCTGCTGAGCAAAAAAATATTATTAGTTCAATTCAAGTCATAAATGGTGGTAGTGGTTACGAAAACAAAAAAAGAATTGTTGAAATGGTTGGTATCAATACTTTTAATGATAGCATCAATATACAAAATCATGACTTTAAATCCGGAGAAATAGTAACTTATAAAACGACAGGAAATGTAATTTCTGGATTAGATACTTCAAGAAATTATTTTGTTATTAAACTTGATGATAATAATTTTAGATTATGTCCAACAGGAATTGGCACTACATCAATAACAAAAGATTTTTATCTAACAAACCAATATATTGACCTACAATCAAAAGGATCTGGTGTTCACTCGTTTAACTATCCTCCAATTAGTGTTACTGTTAATGGTAGAATTGGAGTTGGTACAACCAATGTCTCTCAGTTTCAGGCACAAATAGATCCTATTTTTAAAGGAGAAATTACATCAATTCAACTGACTAATAATGGGATGGGTTATGGATCTACCGATATAATTAATTTTGATAAGCAACCAGAAATTAGTTTGAACAGTGGTAAAAATGCTGTTGTGAAACCAATTATTTCTGGGGAAAAAATATCAAGTATTGTTGTTTTAAATTCCGGTAGTGAATACAACTCATCTCCATCATTTAGTTTTGCTGGCAGTGGAGCATATGCAAAACTTACGCCAGTAATTGTTGATGGAAAAGTTACGTCTGTTAAAGTAAAAAATGGTGGAGTTGGATTTAGAACAGATAATTGTGAGATAACTGTTGTCTCTAGTGGTAAAAATGCAAAGTTTAGAGCAAACATAAAGAAATGGACTGTTAATCTAGTTGAAAAATATAAAGATTTATTTGCAACATCTGATGATGATGGATTGATAGTTCCAGGTATTGTTGAAGAATTGCAATATGTAAATCTCTTTGCACCAAGAGAATTAAGAAAAAACCTACCATCTAAAAATACAGATGGATCCAATAATCATCAGCAAAATGATTTGATATTTAATAATAATGAAGTTCTTTCGACAAAACACTCACCTATCTTAGGTTGGTCTTATGATGGACATCCAATTTATGGTCCATATGGTTACACTAATGCAACTGGCGGAAATATAAAAGCTTTATCGTCTGGATATGAGTTAATTACTCAACCAAATCGTCCTTCCGGTTTTGATCAGGGATTTTTTGTAGAAGATTATGTTTTTACAAACAATGGAGATCTTGACGAACATAATGGAAGATTTTGCAAAACTCCAGATTATCCAAATGGAGTTTATGCTTATTTTACGACTATTAATAATATACCAAATGGATATGACAATGTATATAAAAAATATAGAAGGCCAGTTTTCCCTTATGTAATTGGAAACAGTTATAAGTCTCTACCTAATAAATTTAATTACTTACCATCATCAAATCAAAATGATTTTGATTTGACAGTAGGAAATTATATAAGAAATTCTTATCCATATAAATTAAATTTCGATAGATCTGAATGCGAATCAATCATACAACCTCAAAAAGTAACAAATCATTTAATAGATGTTTCTAGTTCTTCTATTGGTAAGGTAGATTCTGTGGGCATTGTTAGTGCTGGATATAATTATGAAGTTGGTGATAAGATATCCTTTAACAATACAGATACTGATGGGGAGGGTTCTATTGCTAGAGTTACTGAAATTTTTGAAGATAGAATAGTATCTCTTGCATCATCTACTGTTACAGTAGAAAATGTTTCTCTTAATGTCTTAGATACATTAGGATTAGTTGAAGGAATATCGACAATTCCACATTCATTAAAGAATTTAGATTTTGTAAGTATATCTGGAATTTCTTCAAATAGTTATTCTGATTTTGGTGGATTTTATCAAATTGATGTACCTTCTAATAAATTCACATTAGCAGTTGGATTAGGAACAACTGGTGTTACAGGATTAACAACTTTCTTACATTTCCAAAACTCTTTAAGTTCCAATACACTTAAAGAAAACGATATTTTAAAAATACAACAACCAGGAACAGGAACAGAAAAATTCCTTGTTCTCAACATTGATAATACCTTTAGACGAGTAAAGGTTAGAAGAGAATATGATGGGGCAGTTGGACTTAATTCTGTGGGTATTGGAACAATTGTAGAGGATGACCCTAGAAGATTTACTTACAATAGTGGATTTTCTACGAATGTGAGTACAAATTCACAAAGAAAATTATTCTTTGATCCACAACATTCTGTAGCTATTGGAACTGTTGGACTTACCACAACAATATCAGTTTCTTATGGTTCTACTTTTGTAGAAAAAATAGTTGATTTAAAATCAATTTATATTCCTCAACATAAATTAGTGACTGGCCAAAAACTTTTATATTCTAAAGAGGGAGGAAATTCTCTCTCAGTATCTGCAACTGGAATTGGAAGCACTACTTTAACCGACAGTTCTTTTGTGTATGTTGCTAAATTTACAGACGATACTATTGGTATTTCAACAACACCTGTAGGAATTGGTTCTACTGGAGGGTTTGTTGGGATAGGATCCACGTCCAATGTTCTTTATTTTATATCTTACGGAACAGGTGACTTCCATAGTTTCAAAACACAAGAAGAACAAGTAATTGTTAAAGTAGAAAAAAATGTTGCAACTTTAGAAACAAAAAATAGTCACGGTTTGCAAGTTGATGATGTAATTCAAGTAGAGGTTGAGCCTGGAATTAGCACAAATGTGATTATAAAATATAATGCAGCAAACAGAAGATTAGTTGTAAATCCAAGAAGTTTTGGTGGATCTGGAATAGACACTTCTACAAGTGTCATTACTTTATCAGATCACAATTATTCAACTGGTAATAAAGTAATATACAGTTCAACAAACACAGCATCTGGATTATTATCAGATAAAATTTATTTTGTAGTAAAAGTTGATAAAGATAGATTTAAACTAAGCAATTCTTATTTTGAGTCTACATTAAAAAGTCCATCTTATGTTAGTATTGCTAGCACAGGTTCTAATCACGAAATATCATCCGTAAATCCCCCCTTAACTTTCACTGAAGGTTACACAGTTAATTTTGATCTGTCAGATTCATCTCTAGCTGATATTGATGGTGGATCATTAGTACAAGCATTTAATTTTGATTTGTATGATAGATCTAATTTTTCTAATATTTTTACAACTTCTTTAAAAAATCCTCAATTTGAAGTTACAAGAACAGGAACAGTTGGAGTTACAAATAATGCAAAACTTACATTAAAAGTTACAAAAGATATCCCCCAAAAATTATTCTATAAATTAACACCTCTAACTGGAAAATCATACTTAACTCCAGAAAAATCTGAAATTTTAATAGATGAAGATGTTTATGAATTTAATAGTATAAGCAGAGTAAAAAGTAAATTTAATGATAGACATACAATAACGGGAATTGGAACTACTTCTTTTACTTTTAATTTAAAATCATATCCAGAGAATAATTCTTATACAAAAAATAATTCTAGGACTAAGTATAGAACAAAAGAACAAAATGTTTTGGGATCAATATACGATGTAGATGTTATTTTCGGAGGAAAGGGATACAAATCAACTCCAGGTATAACTTCTATTGTATCAGATTCTGGGTATAATGGTGTTCTCTTAGCACAAAGTTCAAATATTGGAAAAATATTAAAAACAAATATTCAGACACCTGGATTTGAATATCCATCAGATCCTACTTTAAAACCAATTGCACAACTTCCTCAAAAAATAAAAGTAGAAGAACTTTATAGTATTGATAATATAAAAGTAACTTATGGTGGTAAAAAATATTCTATTCCACCAAAATTAATTGTTATAGATCCTGTTACAGGGGAAGTTAAAACTGAGTGCGAACTACAATCTCAATTATCCGGCAATGTAGTAACAGATGTTAAAATTTTAACAAATACCAATTCGTTATTCGATAAACCAAATATCGTTGCTATTAATAACAATAATGGCATTGGAATTACAAATATAAGTTTTAATTCCAGTACGAAAGTTGTTACGATTAATTTAGCAACAGGATTCAGTGACGCAAAATCTTGGCCGTTCCCACTAGGAAGTAAAATTTTTATTGAGGGAATTGGAATTACATTAACCGGCGGATCTGGATATAATTCCGCAGATTATGGGTATGAATTATTTACGTTAAGTGGTATTACTAGTAATATTGGAGGAGGTAAAGGTGTTCTTCAATATAAACTTGATATAGGAGAAAATCCGGGTCAATTTTCAAAATCAAACTCAATCCAAAACGGAACAAATTCATTTGGAAGAATAGTTCCTGAAAGTTATTTACCTAAGTTTGATACCAAATTATTATCCGGAAAGTCAAAATATAATGTTGGTGAAGATATTTACATAGGAAAAGAAAAAATTGGAGTAGTAGTAAAATGGGATCCAACTTTTAAATTACTTAAAATCAATAACTCTACTAGAGAAATACAACCTTTAGAAACTATTCGTGGTGCGACTAATAATAAATCTTTTGTAGTGAAGAATTATCAATCTAGTGCAGATTTCACTGTTGGCCCATACACTAAAACAAAACTTGATTATGAAAAAGATACTGGAAAACTAAGTACAACTTTACAAGTTTTGCAAGATGGTGATTACTATCAAAACTTCTCCTATTCTTTAAAATCCAAAGTTCCTATTGAAAAATGGGATGATAAAGTTGATGCATTAACACACACTGTTGGATTTAAAAAGTTTTCTGATCTTCAAGTTGAATCGGAAGTTGTATCAATTAATCCAGAAGATAATCTTCAAGTTTTATCGTCTGATACTGATGTATTAATAGATATAATTCAAGAAAAAGATTTTGATTGTTATGAAGATTATGCAATTGCAAAGGAAAGTACTGGTTCATTTAAGTCATCACTAACATCCAATCAGATTAATTTTGATACTTTAAGATTATTAGATTATACAGAATTTGTTTCTAATCGTGTTTTAAAAATAGATGACATTAGTCAATATTTTGATGACACTCCAAATATTTTTGCATATACTGTTGTTGGAACTTTTGATACTACGAAATATAATGCAGCACAATTTTATATCTTAATTAAAGATGCTCGTTATTTTGGAGAGAAGGAAATTATAATCGTTAATGTTGTTTATGACGGTGCCAATGGATACCTTACCGCTTATGGAAGAAATGAAACTGTTTTAGACCTTGGAAGTTTTAGTTTCAGAAGATCTGGAGATAATGCAGAGATTCTTTTCTATCCAACAAAATATGAATATAATAGTTATAATATGTCAAATATCAATGTTTGTTTGGCAGACTCTAATATCACTGGAATAGGAACTTCTTCCTTGGGTAATGTTGTAAGTTTCGCAAGCACTTCTATTTCGATATCTTCTTCACCCTCACCATCAATAAGTAATATCGTATCAATATCAACTAATACTTATTCTTCAGCAAAAGTCCTACTTTCCGCTTCTGCAAGTAATGGAAATGTTCAATTCACTGAAGTAAATGTTACTAGTGATGGTTCTGATGTTTATTATGAAATATTCGGAGATATAGACTCTGGTGATCGCACTCCATTATTTGGAAGTGGAGTTGTAGGTGAGTTTGGTGTAACAACCTCTTCTGGAAATATGATTATAACATTTACTCCAAACCCAAATATAGGAGTAAATGTTAGAGGATTGTCAACTTTAATCGGTAATACTTCTTCAACTGGCATTGGAACATTAGTTTTATATAAAGGAGAACTTTCTTCATCTTACGTTTCAATTGTATCGTCTCCTACACCAACTGAAAATAGAGTATCTGGGTTTACAAGTAATACTCATGAAGGTGCTCTTTATTATATTCAAATCCATGATACAACAAATAATGAAATACAACTTTCTGAAGTTGTATTAACTAATGATTTTAATAATAATCCACAAGTTTCTGAGTATGCTGTTATTATGTCAAATAGTTCTCTCGGAACTATCGGAGCAGCAAAATCAACAACTGAAACTCATTTAACATTTACACCAAATGCAAATATTGCCACTCAAGTTAGAGTATATCAAAAAACATTACAACTATCACCAAAACAAAATAATATAGAAGTAGATCTTTTAAGTTCTATAATAAGATCTGACACTATTTCACTTGGATATGAAGGAACACAAATTTCTCTCACAAAAGATTTCAATCTTTCTCATAAATCTTTCCCAATCTTTAAAAAAATAGTTAATGGTAGTTCATCAAGTGAAGTTAATATTGCTAAGGATACAATAAGTATTCCAAATCACTTCTTTGTTACAGGAGAAAAAATAGAATATTCCACAAATGGAACTAGAGTTGGAATTGCTACTACTACTGTCACTGGTGTCGGATCTACCGATTTTCTACCAAACACGGTTTATGCTGTAAAAATTAGTGAAAACTTAGTTAAATTTGCAGAAACACCAGAAAAAGCATTAAAATTAAAACCAGAAGTTTTTGATATCACTGCTGTTGGAATTGGAAGTTCTCATGTTTTTAAATCAAACTTTAAATCAAATTCAAAATCACTTATAACAATTGATAATATAATACAAACTCCAGTTGTTTCTACGGCAAAAACTACTCATGTTACAGTAGATACTGATGATGTTTCGACAACTTCATTGATTGAATTCAATAATGTCAGTGGATTTTATGCTAAAGATTTAATAAAAATTGATGATGAATTTATGTTGATAACCGATATTGGTATTGGTGGTGTAAATAAAGTTGCTTGCAGAAGAGAACAATTAGGAACAATATCTCAAATTCACACAACTGGATCCATAATTACAAAATATGAAGGTGTTTATAATATTGTTGATGATAAAATTTATTTTATTGAAGCTCCTCATGGTGATGAAACAAATACTGAACAAAATTCTTCTTTTCAAGGAAGAATATTCTTAAGGACATCACCCATAGGATCTTCAAATACATCTTACTCTAATAATTTTATATTTGACAATATAAGCAGTCAGTTTAATGGGTTAGAAGATACCTTTACCCTCAAATCAAATAGTGAAAATGTAAGTGGAATTGTGACTTCAGACTCAGTTTCTGCGGGAATATTGTTGATTAACAATATTTTCCAAAAACCAAAATATCCTGTTTCAGTTGGTCAAACATATGCATACGAAGTAGTAGAAAATTCTGGAATTTCAAGTGTTGTATTTAGTCAAAACACAGTTGGAACCGGTCCAATGAAATTCGATATCAACAGTGGTGGAGTTCCTAGAGGTGGGATTATAGTCTCAGTTGGTTCAACACAAGGATATGGGTTCCAACCTCTTGTATCTGCTGGAGGAACTGCCATAGTCTCTGTAGCGGGGACAATACAATCGGTTTCTATCGGCAATAGTGGATCTGGATATAGACCAGGTATACAAACATCTATTACAGTTTCTGCTGCTACATCCGAAGGAAAAGTATCCATAGGAACAGCAACAGCAGTCAATGGAATTATTGTCTCGATTGCTGTTACAAATCCAGGGTCTGGATACACATCTACAAATCCACCTGAAATAATTATTGATTCACCGTTGAATTATGAAAACATTCCACTCGTGTATGATGCATCAAATAGTGGTATCGGAACAGAAGCTACTGTAAACATAGTGGTTGGATTTGGAAATAGTGTAACTGAATTCACAATTAACAATGCAGGGTACGCATACACTGTAGGAAATGTATTGACTATAAATGTTGGAGGTTCTACTGGTATTCCTACTGACACGTCTCTGTCATATAGACCATTCCAACTTACTGTTGATGAAGTTTATAATGACAGTTTTAATGCTTGGTATCCAGGGCAGTTTGTTGTAATTGATGACATTAATGAAGAATTTGATGGATTTAAAAAAGTTTTCACATTAAAAGAAAATGGTGTGATTACAAATTTTGTTGTTAAAAAAGGATCTCCAATACAACCAGAGCAAAATCTCTTAGTTTTTATCAATGATGTCCTTCAACTTCCAGGAGAGTCTTACATTTTTGATGGTGGATCTCAAATTGAATTTCTAGAAGCACCTAAAGTAGAAGACTCTTCAAAACTTTTATTCTTCAAGGGTTCTTCTGCAGATGTATTAGATATTAATATAATCCCCACAATTAAAGTTGGAGATAAATTAAAATTAACAGATCAACTTGGATCTATAAGAGATGTATATACCCAAAATAGAAGAATTGTTTCTGAAATTTTAACTGTAGACTCAGTATTCACAACTCAATATTTTGGACCAGGAATTACCTCAGATGTATCTGTTGTAAGAACGGTAGAATGGTGCAAACAAAAAGATGATTTTTATCTTGACTCTAATTTAGTGTCAAAAAGTAGAGATGAATTGAACTCAAACATATTCCCAGTTACAACACTTATAAACTCTGTAGGAATTGCATCCACCTCTATTTTTGTTCAAAGTGTAAGACCTTTGTTTAATTATAGTCCAGAAATGTTAGTAATGGCTAAACAAAACATAAAAATAATTTCTCAAAATGATAGAAGATCTGCAATAGCAACCGCAGTTGTTTCGGCAGCTGGTACAATTTCAAGTATTGTTATTGAAGATGGTGGAGTAGGATTTTCTACAACACCTACGGTAACAGTTTCCACACCAACATCAGGAACAGTAGCAATAGCAACGGCTGCAATTAGTGGACTTGGAACTGTATCTTTAGTATCAGTAACAAGTCCAGGGTCTGGTTATACATCTATAAATCCACCAAGAGTTCTTATCGAATTTGATACTTTTAAAACAGAAACGATCTTAAATGTATCTTATCAAGGGGATGAGGGTGTTATCAGTGGAGTTGGAACCACGAGCATATCTGGAATTACTACTGGAATAACTTTTGATTTTTATATCCCTAAAGATTCTGTTTTTAGGAATTCAAATGAAGTTGGAACCGCACAAACAGTTTCTGGAATACAAACTGGATATTATTTTGTTGTTTCAGAATCGGTGATTGGCAGTGGATTGACTTCTATTGATATGAGCAATACCACGTTAGGAATTGGTAGCACATATATTAACAACGTATACCAAGCGCACAAGGTTGAAAAAATTACAGGAGATGCTGTAGGAGTTGGAACCACATCAGAATTAGTTCGTGTAACTACTAGTGTAACATCATTTAATAATTTAACAGGATTGGGAAATAGTGCATTTTTTGGTAGATTTAGTTGGGGAAGAATTCATAACTTTAATAGAGGACCAAATCCAACTAATTTTGATGTTGATTTGACTAATGGAATCACTGGATTATCAACAGCTCCACTTATTGTAAGATTAAACTCTATCAGATCACTATATACCTCATAAATAAATAAAAAACCTTAAATGTCTGCGATAATTACAAATCAGTTTAGAATATTAAATTGTGATAATTTAGTTACTGGAATTGCTTCAGCGACTTCAAGTTATTATATTTTTCTAGGTCTTCCTAATGCAAATGAAGTTGATGCAGATTGGGACACTAACCCACCAGGACCTGTAGATAATTTTGACCAGTATCATTCTTTTTGGGATACTATGATTGCAATGAAGAAGTTAAATTCTTCAGATATTTCAAAAGTTATCAGAAAAATTAACTGGGAGTCTGGTACAACATATGATATGTATCGTCATGACTATTCGGCAGATAATATAGCACCCAATAGTGGAGCAACAAATTTATATAATGCAAACTACTATATTGTAAACAGTGATTATAGAGTTTATATCTGTATTAACAATGGTGCAGATCCAGAAAATCCTAATGGAAAACCATCTTTAGATGAACCAACATTTGTTGATTTAGAGCCAAGATTTGCTGGGATAAGTGGTGATGGATATTTGTGGAAGTATCTTTATACTATCAAACCATCAGAGTTAATTAAGTTTGACTCTACAGACTACATGCCTGTTCCATCAGATTGGGCAACAAATACAAGTGTTGCAGCAGTAAGAGATAATACTACAATAAGTCAGCAGATTAAAACCGCAATTGTAATTGATAGAGGAGAAGGATATACACCAAATATCTATAATGATGTCCCAATCAAAGGAAATGGTAGTGGAGCTTTGTGTTCCATAGTCGTTGGGGCAGATCAAAAAGTTTTATCTGTAACTGTAACAAATGGAGGTTCTGGATACACTTTTGGAACTGTTGATTTAGACTCTGTTGGAATTACTAATGGTCTTTCTGATAAAGATGCTGAATTTTTAGTAGTTATTC